TTGATGACACTCACAATGTGATCACGGAAATGCATGTAGATGAAATGCGAGAAATCTTGAAGTACTTCATGGATGAATATGTAGAATTTTGTTATGACAATTTAAATTTCATATTCAACAATGCCATAGACATACATGTAGCTGATTCGGTATTGCATATTTTTGAAACTAGAGATGACATTGAAGATTTCAATAAAAAACGACTCTATATTTTAATTCGTGAAAGAACGGGCCTAGATCCATCGCAAACTCCAGTAGTTACCAGAGTTGTTAAAGTACTTGAAGAATTGTATAAACGCATGTTTGCAGAATATGAGAAAACAAATTTCGTAAAACTTCCTTTTTAATATTTATATTTAAAGGGTATTACGTTATGGACAAAAATGATGAACTATTCAAAGGCACTAGTTTTGCTGATTTAATGTCCGATGTTTATCACAATTCTAAAAAGAAGGACAGACAAATAAATCAGCTCATTGCTCAGTTACAACCACTAATTAAAAATGCATCAGATGCCACAATCATTGTGCCACTGATTAAAGAATATCTTGATGTAGCTGTAAAAAATGATGATCATCTTGTTAAACTAACAGCAATCGTACAAAGATTTATTTCTACCAAACAAACTATTGCTGGTGCTGATGGATTACTTTCTGATGAAGAAAAACAACAGTTGCTAAAAGTTGCCGAAACCACATTGTCTGCAGAATTAGAAGATGAAATAGATCGGATTGAAGAAGATGATAGAATTTTACAGCAAAAAATTATAGACGCAAAATCTAAATTAGAAAAGGATATGAATGCCTGATATTCAGTTTGATGTTGCAGAGGTATTAGAATATGATAAAACATATCAATATTTCGATCCGGAAGATACTGAATCGAATACCGACAAACTGTTTGCTATAACGGTTAGATCATGCAGTGATTACTTTGATAAAAAGCCATTCATTGCAAGGCCTGGCAGCAGCAACATTAAACAAATACCATTAGTAGGTGAAATTGTTTTAATCTATAAAACATTCAATCAGGCATCTAATTCTACTAAACGACGAGAATCTTGGTACTATTTAACGCCGATAGACATACAGTCATCTATACATGCAAATTTATTACCTGGATTATCTGGTGGTAAGTCACAAGAACAAATTGATAAAACAAAACCAGGTAAAACATTCAAGTTTCGCATCATATCTCCATTACAGCCATATGAAGGTGATTTGCTTGTAGAAGGACGTTGGGGTAATAGTATTCGTTTCGGTAGCACTGTGGATTTGACCGGAACACAAAGTCATTACAATATTCCATCTCCGTGGAAAGGTTCCGGAGGAGGTGACTTAGAACAGGGGTCGCCGATTATTGTATTATCTAATGGCAGAAAAAACAAACCAAACAAACAGTTTGTAGTAGAAGACATACAAACAGATAATTCATCACTATATTTAACTAGTACCCAAAAACTAACAAAATTTCGTTTAAATAACGCAATACGTACAAGTGCCGGCGAAACTAGTTTTAATGGTTCACAATTTATCGGTGTAGCAGATCGAATAACACTGAAATCGAAATCCGATATCATTGTATTGGATAGTAAAACTTCAATTGAAGTAAATACACCATTGCTATCCATAGGAACCAAATCAGACAAAGAACCTGGTTTACATAATGAGCCGGTTAAAGAATTATTCACAGCAATCATTAATATATTACAAACCGGATTACGTGCAGGATCCATGCCAGTTATTATCGACCCCGCAGTATTAGCACTATATGAACGCACATTAAACAGCATCGATGATATCGATAACAAGCAAATTAAACAGGATAAAGCATAATGGCTACTGTGTTTCCATTTGATCGAATTCCAAAAATACCGTTAACAGTATTAACGGCACTATTACCTATTTTTCTTAAACAAAAAGATCTTTTAAATAAAATTGCATCAAAACTCGAACAGCGAGTAGAATCATTATCCGCGTCTGCTAGTTGCGGCGATGCACAGGTAAATGCCATAAAACAAGATTTAGATCAATTACGTAAGGTTGCTGAAAATTTGCAAAGAATTGCAGATATTGTAGAACCAATATCAGTTGCATTAAGAACTGCAGCAACCACAGCAAATGTTATTGTAGGAATACAATTAGCTATACCAGCCGTGCCCGGAGTCCCAGAAGGACCAAAAACACAATTATTAACAGCATCAGCGGAACTAATTCAAAATGTATCTGCGACATTAAACATATTAAATACCATCGTAACTGGAATTTTGTATGCAAGTAATCGTGTTAATGATGTGGTTGCTTTGGCGGAATCTAAACTGAATTCAGTTTGTAATGATTCGGATATCATAGTTAGCGATACTGAAACACTGCGTGACCGATTTGATGCATTATATCCTAGTGAATTCTATTCGGATTTCAATGTATCAACACAGGATATTGATGACCGAATTACTGAAATTCAGAGATTAACAGAATCTGAATTAGATGTGTTAGATAACATTACTGAAGCACCTAGCAGAGTGTTCAGAGGAGCCGGAGCACCTGCAAATAGCATCGGAACTATAGATGATTATTACATTGATACCGAAACACAGCGCGTATATGGCCCAAAACCTAATCAAAATTCGTGGACTTAATATTTATATAAAAGAATGCATATGGATACAAAAACATTAGTAAAAGCCCTTAAAATGGCTGTACGTGAAGTTATTAAAGAAGAATTAACTGAGATTCTTCGAGAAGGGTTACAATCTACCATTAATGAAATGGCACAGCCTAAACCAGTTAGGCATGAAACCGTACGGGTTGCCCCTAGACAGGTTTCAGAATCTGCAAGAAAACCTAAAGTCCAATTTGCAGAAAATAAATGGGCATCTGTTTTAAATGAAACTGAAGCATTAATTGAACAAACTCCATCTGCTATGAATAGCTTAGCAGATTTAATGAATGAAGGTGTAGATGAAATGTCATTTACATCTGCAGATGCTCAATCATTTGGAATGATGCGACGAAATGCACAACCGGCTGCAGCTCCTGCAGTAATGGAAGACCCGGAAACTGGTAAGGTTTATGATGTAGCACCAGAAGTTCAACAAGCTCTTACGAGAGATTATTCTGCATTAATGGCAGCAATGAACAAGAAAAAAGGTAACTAATGGCATATGTTTTCGAAACCCAAGTACAGAATATTAATGAAACCCTTAATACTGCACTAGGTGTTCGTTTAACAAACAGAAATGGCATTTTTCAACCATTATACACAATACCAGAGCAAACCAAAGAAAATTTAAAGACACTATTATTAACACAGATTGGTGAGCGTTACATGCAACCAGAGTTTGGTACAAATTTACTTTCTATGGTTTTTGAACCAAACGTAACTGAATTAAAACAAGATATACAGGACACATTAACTTCTGCAATATCTACATGGTTACCTTACGTGCGAATCGAACAATTAGACATCGTGACAGCAGATGATGATCCAACATCAATACATCATGTGTCAATTTCATTATCATATAGCATACAAAATTTTAGTACGGATAGTATTAAGATATATGTTAATAATGATAACACAGTAACTGTAGAATAACATAGGATACCATGGAAATAAAAGATATATCATATTTAGGAAAAGACTTTGGTCAATTCAGAAACAATTTAATTGAATTTACTAAACAGTATTTTCCACAAACATATACCGATTTCAATGAATCGTCTCCGGGTATGTTGTTTATAGAATTAGCAGCATACGTTGGTGATGTGTTATCTTTTTATGCAGATACTAACTTAAAGGAATCTTTATTAGAACGTGCGTCAGAGCGTGGCAATGTTTTTGATTTAGCTCGTGCTTTAGGATATATGCCTAAAAATGCTATACCAGCTCATACAACTTTAAGTGTGTATCAATTAGTTCCATCGATTGGATCTGGTAGCGGTGTGCGTCCAGATTATGAATATGCATTATCTGTTAAATCTGGTATGCGAATAAAACAAGAAAATGGTACCGCGGTATTCAGAACATTGGATTCAGTGGATTTTGCATTCTCATCTTCATTTGATCCTACGGAGGTTACCATATATGAAACAGATGATGTAACACTGCAACCTACATATTATTTATTAAAGAAATCAGTAAAAGCAGTTTCCGGAGAAACTAAAACAGCAACATTTACATTTGGATCACCTATTGCATATGATAAAGTTGTTTTGCCAGAAACCAACATCATTGAAATAATATCCGTTGAAGAATCAGATGGAGATAATTGGTATCAAGTTCCATATTTAGCACAAGATACTGTGTTTGAAGATGTTCCTAATTTATTGGAAAATGATCCGGATTTATATCAGTATAGATCTAGTTGCCCTAGTTTATTGAAACTGAGAAAATCATCTAAACGCTTCATTACCAGAATGCGTAGTGACAATAAAATAGAATTGCAATTCGGTGCTGGAATTTCTGATAATAATGATGAAGAAATTATACCAAATCCAGACAATGTAGGCAACGGATTAGCCGGATTTCGCAGATCTGTGGATATTGATATAGATCCATCTAACTTTTTATATACAAGAGCTTATGGACAGGCACCAGCTAATACCACATTAACTGTAACATATACCATTGGAAATGGAATTCAAGACAATGTTTCTGCATACACATTAACAAATATTGATTTT